GGCAATTTTGAAGTTTTAGATAATTTCTTTTTAGTGCGCACCCTAGCTGTGTCCCACCATGTTCTATTTCGCTTAGCAACATTTTGCATCAGCTGCTGGAACATGGCACACCTAGGTTAACACCCTCCGTACTAGGCCCGTGAGTGGCACAAATAGACACACAAGAAAATCGCAAAAACATAAAGAAAACAAAGTCACTAGATCACAAAGTACCAGTTGCGGCGGTTGTAGTCCAGCCGGTAGTTAAGTAGTTTGCCCAGACGGGGGGAGCGATGCGGGAGACAGTTATGGCAAGGTTCTCCAAAGCCAACCAATTGGCTGCACCGCTCAGAGTCAACCCGAGATATTCACCAGTGATAGCGCCAGATGATGCATTGACACTATTTGTATACACTCTGCACACGAAGGTGGTTAAATTGATGGTAGTACTATTCATTTTCATTCCATACATATTATTGGTGGTGGAGTTAGTAACAGTTATAACAGGTGAAGCCGCGGCAGAGTCGTAAGCCATAATCTCGATTTTATAATAGCCGGGCGAAGGCACGATGTATATTGTAGTAGCGGAACCAATAATAATGGTGGATAAATTTGGGCCATGCGTATATGTGGGTACAAGGGCTTTAGTAGCAGTATACACAACTCCAGTGAAATTTTCAACCTGGGTCATGAACAAAGCTTGCTGAGGATCCAAAAGCTCAACCTCATACTCAACAATTACATCAGCCAGCTGAAGGCTAGCCGTAGAAATAAGGTCTGCAAATAGTATAATCATACCATCATCTACCAATTTAGAATCAGACACAGCATGAGTGTTACAGAAAAGTTCGCGTCCAGACACGGGTACATCCAAACATATGGATTGCCAGACAGGTGACTCCATGTGTTTATACATGGCATACACCTCAGATCGATCAACAGGCATATCATCAGTCGAATCAGGATCGTACCCAATGCCATACTTGCCAGCCACAGTAGTTGGCTGCACTGAATTAAGCGTGACGCGAAGCTTTCTCATCCTATACTTGTCATAGGATGTGGCAATACTACTCAACCAAGGGAATATATCAGCCTTGGCTGGGTTAATAACATAATTGGTTACTTTGTAATTACTAGCGGAAACGGAAGCAGTTAATGTGTTCAGCATCTCTGAATGATTAATAATAACACCTCTGCGGTTATTCTTTATTTTTGGCTGCCCTAAACGCCCAGTCACCATTGACTGTGCAGCTGGCGCGCTAACAGGCATCGCAGAGAGAGAATTATTAATAGGATTCGTTCTAATGGGTCCCTTCATTTTGTTCACAGCTTTCGTGGAAGCCTTGGCTGCCTTGGCAGTTTGCTTCCACGGTAATTGATTCTTTGCGGCCTTAGACATTTTCTCCCACAAATACTTAACTCCAATTAACACAGTCTTTTCAGTTAAGATCAACCCCTTGACGGTTAGCTTGTAGATTGCCTTAAAACAGAGATCTGCGGCAGTGGTAACAATGAATGACGGTGTAAAACCTGGAAATACAGATTTAACAGCGAATTCACAAGCTTGACGAACAAGAGGAGAAGATGCAATTTCTTGTTGAGTGTATTGTTGGAGCTGGGAGTAGGGCAAATACTGTTGAACTTCACCAGTAGCAGTAGTGGAAACAATTCCAGGTGTATCAGATGATCCAAAAACAACTAATTGCTTATCAGACATATCATTAGAATCCTCGTGAATGTGTTTAGGAGGGCGAGTCACACGAGGACCGTCGGGTGCTGAAGGCTGTACTGAACCTCTAACGTCGACGTTAACACTTTGTTTTTCTGTAGTTTTAATAGCGTTAGTGTATTCTATAACAGTTGCAGCTACAATAGCAGGTATAAGAAACATATATGGGATCCCGCTGTTCATCGGGACTGTTCATTGTCGGGAGGCATGATGACCTAAGCCGTGCAGTCTCTTGGCATTTGTATTAGCATCTCAAATGAGTTTTGGCTTACAAACCCGACAACCCCATCCTACTCTAACCTACATTATATCACACTGCAGAAGAAAATATCTCACGGGGATGCCACTCACCGTGAGACGTGGAAATACTCATAGCATCGTAGTGTCCTTCAAGACAAACTTGTTCGTCAGGTGTTACACCGAAAGCAAAGTAGAATGAAGCTCGCGCGTCAGGAGTTATTTGACACTCTACTTTCTTTCCATGCAGCCCCACCTCCCTCATATACCAGGGTAGCAATTCAAATGTGCTCATACCAACAAGTTTGTGTTTCCTATTCCTACGAAGAGTTTGCCCAGATCGCTTATACATCTTGTAAAATGATTGGAAGATAGGCATTCCTCCAGCCAACGCTATACCACCTGTACCAACGGCATCCAACCATTGCTTAAAGAATCCATCGCCAACTTGGTTGGGATGTTTCAAAAGCACAGAATCCTTTGCAATGGCTGTCCAAGGGTTGCGACACATCATCCAGGTAGAACCGTCAAAAATAGGACGAGTTTGACAAAATTCTATCCGTTCGAATTCATAAGAGGGTTTTTCAACGACCATGTTGAAACCCATTTCACGGAACCAGCTATTAAGACGAGATTGGAAACGATTGAGATCTGACTTCTCCATGAACACAACGCAATCATCGCCATTGTTTGCTAATTGCATATCAACGCCTATTTCAAGTGCATAAGCTTTGATCATCATGCACATTAATACGCAATTGCCCAATGACGTGTTCATGTCTCCACTCATTCTAGTACCATCAACTGTATACTTAATAGAACCATCAGGTGTATAACCAGTACACCTGTTGACTAGTTGATGTTTGAGGAGATTTCTCAGATTTTTCCTATCCTTCTTCAACGGAAAGCACAATGGATATATTGTATGTTCAAATTCAAGTGCTTGCCTAGACACATGCTGGTCGAAGCGCGAAGCGTCAAGTCCTACTGCCACGGGTTTAGAGTATTTGTCCCACT